CAGATAAAGATTTAGTAACTGCTTCTGTTTCTTTCTCAGTCATTGTTGCTTTACCAGCAACGTCTTTATAAGTTGCATCATCCATCCATACAGATGTTGGATTAGACAATCCTTTAATATCTACACCGAATGATGCTTTCATATCTTGTAGTGCGCTACCAGTATAAGTTGTATGCCATACAATTCCAATTTTGGATGCTTTAATCTGTTTACCAAAATCACTATCAACAGGAACAGCATAAACAATTGTATTAGGTTGGAATGTATAATACTTCACTCCATCAATAGTATCTGTTTCAATATCATCTGTCCACATCAAGTCTCCTTGAAGTACACCTTTAATACCCAACTTAGAAAATTCTGCAAGTGCAACTTTAAACTTACTATTCAATGAACCAGATAGTCCATCGTCATCAATCTCTTTTGCTGTCTTATATAATTTTGGTGTTGCATTGAATACTGATTTCTTTGCAACGAAAAACTTATCATCTGCTGGGTCGATACCAGCAAAGATTGCTGGAGCACCATCCCATTTAACAGTCATGTTTACAGATGAACGTGATGCACCTGCCAACATATCTCTCAGAGAACGAACAAAGTTAATTGCAGCTCTACCGCCAGGCACACCAAAGTTGAGAATCTCATCTTCAATATGTTCTAGGTGTAAATTCTTTCCACCCTTATCTTCAGTTATGTATTTACTAAAATTTATCATTTCTTAAATATCTTTTTAAAGTCTGGTGTTGCAACTGCTTGGAATTGTGGATTTGCAGTATAACTTCCTTTGTATCTAATTTCAAGGTCAATAATTTTTGAACCATCACTGAATATAGAGAAGAATACTTTTGCAGCACCCGCTTTCTTTTCCCATGCTTGTATTTTGCCAGGCGTAGGTTTCATTTCTAATTTTGAATCAAATATGTCTTGTAATGTAGAAACTGTCTCTGGCATGTTTTTCATCTCTGCCTTTTCAACATTAACTTCACCTTTTACAAATCTACCAATACCAGTTAGTAGATAAAACTTGAATTCACCAGAACTCTCTAAGTCTGCAAGTTTAGTTCTGAATAGTAGTTCGATAAACGATACAGTGAAATCATCAGAATGTTTTGATAACACTTGAAAGACTCTTCTAAAGAATGTATTCTTTCTATCCTTTAGATAGATACCCATTTGTTTTTGAGAAATGGCACGAATCATTTTACCTTTCTCTTTATCATCCATCTTTCTAACATCTCTGCCTTTAAGTTTGTTTGTTCCTTTAGGCCCATAATGTTTAAAGATAACATAATCAAAGAATAATTGCTTACTCTTTTCAATTGATTCTACATTCTTTGCACCCAAGATGTCTTTTAGAATACCAACATTTCCAGTGATAGGTTTATTGATAAGTGTAGGGTCTACATCTTTAGTCTGTGCTTTCTTCTTTAGAGAGAAACCGTGATATGTTCCATCAGAACTTTTAACAACAATGTCAGATGAGTTGTAATCTTTTACTCCACCTATTGGTGGGTTGTATTTTGCAATATCTGAATGCCAACCTTTACCTGTCCAATATGTTTTTGTTGGATTAGGAACAACTTGTAAAATTGAATTTGAAGAAGATATCGCAGTTGCAAGGTCGTTAAAGTTACCAGTAAATTGGTCAACCAACTCTGGACGAGCAGATGCACCTTCAATGTTATTGAATACACCCTTTGCATCCTCAATCATTTCTACTGCTGATGCTTCGTCTAAATTTTCACTTTTAACTTTATTAAGAACAAGAGCTGCAACCATCATCTCTTGTGTGTTCTCATTAATCTTTACACCGTCTTTACCAATAGAACCCATTCCAAAAGATACACCACCCAAATCTGGGGTATTATCTTTTATCCATTTTTTGATTTTGTCTTGAGTGTCTTGGTCTTTTGCACTACGGATTTTGACTTTATCTTTGCCACCAGCCATAGGAATATCATCCAGGCCTAGAGAGCCAAGATGAGTTAAAAGTTTCTTTAAGGAATCTTTATCCTGTTTGGTGTCAAAAGAGTCAATGTCTGAACTATCTTTGATAGGTACATTAAACGCTTCTGAAAGATGTTGTTTCAGAGTTAACATTTATCAATTTCTCCATTTGCACAAATAATATTACAGTTCTATTTATAATATCAAATTGTTAAGAAGTCAAGATAAATTACACCTTTATGTCGTTAAACTTGTCATATCGTGCAGATATTGGACTTTTATCGAATGCTGGTGTGTCATCTTGTCCACTATCAATGATATCATCTTGTGCTTCTTGTTCACAATCATACAGTTTCATTCTCGCTCTGTCAATACCCAAAACAAATCTTTTGTTAGCGCCTGGGTCATTATAACGATTTTTCAACTGTTTAACCATAATCTGATTAAGTTGTTCTAGTTCATCTGTTGTAATTAATGCAAACATTAAGTCAGCAGTTGCAGGCAAACCAAATGATTCTGAAGTATCTTCAAGTCCTACATCAGAACTATTGAAACCACCACGAGTTGTCTGGGTTGCAGACATAATCGGTAGATTACATTCTACTGCAAGTCCTCTAAGTTCTTCTGCAATTGCTTTGATATAGAAGTATGAACCAACATTTGCATTACCTTTGAAACGAGATGATGCACAGATGTTTAGATAATCAATAAAGATAACATCTGGTTTGAATGATTTCTTTAGTGCAAGTTCTTTGATAAGAGAACGGAAGTGTCCACTATGTGCAGATGCAGTTGGATATTCTTTAATGATAAGTTTACCATTAGTCTTTTTATTAATCTTAGAAAGACGGTCTGTAAACATCTTCTTAGGCAAATCATGTAAATCATCCATAGTGATGTTCATCAAGTTTGCATCAATACGTTCTGCAATACGTTCTTCTGCCATCTCTAATGTGATGTATAAAACATTCTTACCTTGCATTAAAGTAGATGCAGCCATGTGACACATGAATAGTGATTTACCAACACCTGTACCAGCAAGTGCAATGTTTAGAGTTTTCTGTGGAAGTCCACCTTTAGTAATCTTATTGAAATACTCTAAGTCAAATTCCAGTTTCTCTTCCTTCTTATGATAGAACTCAAATCTTTCCTCACCATCATCAACGTAGTCGTGTCCAATGTGTGAATCGAATGCAACTGATAATGCATCAGTAAGAATACTAGGAATTGCTTCTGGAGTATGTTCTTTGTCTTTACCTTCGATGATTTGAATACCATTGAGAATTGCATTGTATACTGCTTTGTCCTTACAGAATTTCTCTGTAGTTTCGACTAACCAGTTCATGTCAACTTCTGCATCAGACAGAGTTTCAATAATTTGTGTTACCTTTTTAAACTGTTCGTCATTAATATCTTTACGTCCGTCAACCTCAATAGACAGCGCTTCCTTGGTGGGAGTGTTATTATACTTCTCTACAAATTTAGTAATCTCTTCAAATACAATTCTTTCCTCTGGATTAGAAAAATATTCTGGTTTTAGAAATGGCAAAACCTTACGAGTGTAAGGTTCATTAAAAACTAAATTACTGAGTGTTGTCTTTTCTATCGTCTGTGTTGACATATTGTAATTCTTCTCCATCTAGTTGTTTGTGTATGATATCTTCCAATATCTTACCAGCAAGTTCAAAGAAATCATCTTTGATACTTTCTTTTGGTAGTCCGTTAGAGTCTAACATATCCCACTCGAATTGTAAAGAGGCATTTGTTTTTTCTTCGTTTTCTACTACTTTAACTTGTCCGTACTTATATACGACACCTTGATACTTACCAGCCTTTGCAGTAAGTCCAACAGCAGTCCAAGTCTTTTCTTTGTTCTCTACAAATTGGTACATTTCACTAATATCAGACATAGTGTAAATAACTCCCTATAATGTATTTTGGTGTATCAATAGGTTTACGTCCAGCATGTAAGTGAGTCCACATTGGGGGAAACATAACCATCTTTCCAGTAACAGGTTGAACTGAAATATTGTAATCTGGGAAATCTGTGTGTCCACCTTCGTTGTCATTAAGATACAAAAAGAATACTAAGAACCTTCTTGCACTACTATGATTGCCAACATCAACATGGTTATCAAATTCATCTACATCATTTGGCATATATCGTTTCAATCGAAATGCCTCAAATGCAAATTGTTCTGGGAACATCTTGTCAGTTACCCCACAATCGTTCATGTACTTATCTATGTAATTATAGAACGTATTCTGTAATGGTTTGACAAAAGGCTCCCATTCTGGATGATTCTGTAATGTCACCTGTTTGAAAGAACGATGTCCTTCCAAGATTATATCCTCATGTTGTTGCTCTGATTCTTCAAACATTGCAATCAACTGTTGGGATAGTTCTGGTTCTATTACATTATTGTAAACTTGAATAAAATTATGTTGCATCAGTTTCAGCAACTTCTTCTTCTTCAACTTCCTCTACACGTTGTCCATACTTAAACTCTTTATCAGCTGCATCATCTAACTGTTGCATGATTTCTTCTGTGAAGAACTTCTCTGGATTATTGTTAATTGTTTTACCAAATGTTTTTGAACCGTCTGGCAATTCAATACGAGTTGATACTGATTTAAAGATACCATACTTCAGTGCAAGTTCAAGCAAACCATAGTATCTATCAAGTCCACGTTCATACATTAGTCGTACATCAACCATCTTGTTTTCGATAGTCAAACGAGACTTTGCATTCTTACAGTGAATGATATTACCTACAACCTCAGTTCCATCTTTCTCTTTCTTCTTAGAAAGATATACGATAGATGATGCCGCATACTTCAGTCCAGAACCACCACCCATTTCTTTAGTAGGGAACATAGAACCAACAACATCATATGTGTGGTTTGTAATTACCATTGGTACTTTTGCTTTACCAAGTTTCAGAGTCAATACTCTAAATGCAGCTTTAAGTACTTGCGCCCGTGTCATATCACGAGTTTCTTTACCATCAGCAGTATCTTCTACTTCTTTTGTAGTAGACAACATACCAAGTGAATCTAAACACAACAACATTGGTTTTCTATCTGCTTCATTCTGTTGCAAATATGCATCCAATACTTTTAATGATTGTGTTCTAAACTCTTGAACTGTTGTTACTGGTAGAATAACCATACGAGCAGGGTCGATACCCCTGTCGATTACCATTTGTTTTGTGATTGCTGATTCAGACTCAAAATACAACACACCAGCATCTGGGTTTGCATCAAGGAATGACT